GGTTGGAGCCCACCAAGCTGTCGTAGTAGTCGCTGCCGACCAGTTGCCAGATCGCCCCCGAGCGCAGGGTGATCTTCATCTCGGTCTTGTTGGTGTCCTCCCGCAGCGCCTTGGGGAACACCACGTCGAGGGTCTTGCGCCCTTCGTTGTCGAAGCCGTCCCAGACCACCTTCCTGGCGTGCTTGTGGGTCGGCAGCATGTGGAAGTACATGCCTGGACGTTCAAACGACGCCTTGGCCGTCTGGTGCAGCATGGTGAGGTCCTTGCCGTACCGCCTGGGCCAGCAGCAGGCCGCACGCAGCCCGCCGTTGTCGAAGTAGCCCATCAGGTCGTCCTGGGGCGGCCGGGGGCTGAAGCCGTTGGGGATGGCGATCTCAGGCATCACCGCTTCCCGACGCTGATCCAGATGAGGATGCAGACGATCCCCGCCGCCAGCAGGAAGCCGAACCAGCCCACGTCACGTCTGCCCCGAGTGCATCGAGAGGGTGAAGCTCCGGGCTGCATCCCAGATGCGCTGGCACTGCTCGTGCTGCTGCCGCTTCGTCAGGTCGCCGTCGAAGCGGAGCTTGACGATCACGTCCTCGTAGAGGTCGTACTGCGCCTCCCTGGCCGACTGCGCGGGCTCGCCCTTGTGCGCTGGTGCCCAGGGCGATACCGTCGTTTCGTCACTGGTAGTCACGCCATCCCCACCCACATGCCGGGCCGCACATGGAACGGCACCAGCAGGCTGGCGACGTGCTGGCCGACCACCTCGGCGGGCATCGGGTGCCACGTCAGGCCGTGGTCGAGCCGCACGAGGCCGCAGTGCGCCAGGACGCCAGCGTGCAGCGTCCGGTACTGCACCGCCTGCTCGTAGCCCGGCGACCCGTCGCACACGTCCAGCACCAGCAGCGTGCCGCCAGGGCGCAGCATCGAGTACGCCACCGCCAGCATCGCGGGCACGTCGTCCACATGGTGCAGGCTGTAGCCCAGGACTACCACGTCGTAGCCGCTGCCGGGCAGGCTCGGGCCGTCGCGCATGTCGGCCAGGACGCGGGCACCTGGGCACACGCAGCGGGCTAGCTGGGCCATCGACTGGTTGACCAGGGTCACCTCGATGCTGGGCATGGCGTCGACCCAGTGCCGCTCCATGCCGCCGACGCCGCAGCCCAGGGACAGGACGCGGCCGCCGATGGGGACGAAGACGTGGGCCAGCACCGCCTGGGCGTGTAAACGCTCGTCGGGGTCGAGCAGGAACATCTGGTAGACCGTGCGGCCCTGGGCCAGGAGGTCGTCGGTCACCCGGCCGACAAGCACCTCGTCCCCGTAGGCCGGATGGTCCTCCAGGGGCCAACTACCCGTAACGAAAGGCCGCGCCTTGGCCGGTGATGCCTGGGGCTCAGTCGGGGTCACTGGCGGGCTCCTGGGGCCGCTGCTGGCCCGACTTGTTGATGACCACGGTCAGCGGCCCGCCGCCCTCGCCTGTGACCTCGGCCCTGGACAACCTGGGGGCGGCAAACTCGGCGAGGTTGCCGAGGATGCGGGCCGCCTCGCTGGGGTTGGGCGGCCGCCCTGGGATGAGCTTGCCGTTTACACGTCGGCTCTTGCTGCCCTCGGCCGTCTGCTGCAGCCACAGGGCGACGTTGTCGGCGTTGTCCTCCAGCAGCCGCTGGATGGTCTCGCGGAAGGTCGCCGTCGCCTTGTTGGGGCTCCCAGGGGGCCGCCCAGGGCTGGCCTTGTTGCCCGCTGCGAAGCGCCCGCCCGCGCTGCGGCCAGGGGCCGTTTGTTTATCGGGCTTGTCCATGCGGCCGCACTGTACGCCGAATCAGGACAGCACTGTCCTGCCGCCACTGAACAGTGCCCTGGACAGCCGCCCGCACATAGGGCAGGACAGCCAAAACAGCCGAAAGGGGCTGTCCTTCCCTCGCGCGCCGCACGCGCGCTCCTCGTCACTCTCTTCTATCTCTCTCTCAACCTATGGAGCAACGGCTGTCCTGGGCTGTTCTACCTATGAGAACGGTGGCTGTCCTGCGGCTACAGCCTCGGCTGTCCTGGCTGTCCTACACCTATGACAGCCGTCGGCTGTTCTGCCGTCTGTCGATTTATTTTCGCCCTAACCCGACGAACGGTAGCCTGGGGCTCCAAATATCACTAGAATTCAAGCTTGACAGCCACCCACCAAACGGAGTTTGAACATGAACGCAGCAGCAGCATTCGTCGGTCCCCTGCCCCAGGCCAAGAAGGGCCGCCCGGCCAAGCACGGCTCTGCCGCCGAGCGCCAGAAGGCTTGGCGCGCTGCCAACGCCGTGAAGACCATCCGCATCGACGGCAAGGCGGCGGCGACCATCGAGCGGCTCGCTGAAGCCTTCGACTGCGACCAGACCCACGTCGTCAACAACCTCGTCCGATTCGCCCTGGCGAACCGCAACTGGGCCACGATGGGCATCGGCGGCTGGGACATCAGCGACCGCCGCCATGCCGGTGGCAAGCGCGCTGCCCCGGCCCTGGACCTGTCGGCCCTCGACGCTGAATTCCCCCTCGTCTGAACCCCCACCTACACCCCTGGAGACCACCACCATGAACCAAGGCAACCGCTACGGCCACCCGATGGCCCGCAAGCCCGCCACCCAGGTCTGGGCGCACGGCGAGACCGTCAAGGTCGGCTTCCTCTCCCTCCGCATCGTCGGCGGCGACAGGAACCGCTGGACCCTGGTCAACGCCGCCGGGACCAAGCACTACGCATTCGAGCCGCACGTCGGCCTGTTCGCCCTCTGATCACCCACCACCACCCTGGAGCTACACCATGACCCTAGCCACCAACTACCCCGCCGGGACCGTCGTCCGCTCGTATGACTTCGCCCATCGCCAGGACTGCTACGTCGAGGGCTGCATCCTCGGCATCACCGGCTACTGCGAGTACCTGATCCGCGTCGACCGTCAGGTGGTCGAGGGCAAGCTGATCGACGCTGGCCTGGGCCACACGGTCATCGTCCCCTTGAACGGCCAGCCCTGCATGACCGGCCTGACCAAGGGCGTGGTCGCCCTGGATGACCAGCGCAGCCTGCTGCTGCCCAAGCTGGGCGTCGAGCAGTAGGAGACTCATCGGCCTGGGCAACCAGCCCAGGCCGATGCGATCCGCATCACCCACCCTCACCCTGGAGCTACACCATGATCACCCACCAAGCGTACTGCGGCACCCTCCTCGCTGGCGAGCGCAAGTCCGACCGACCCTACGTCTGCGCCATCGTCCAGCACAACTTCGACCCCCGCATCTGCCGCGAGATGATCGAGGCCGGATGGCACGCCCACGAGGCCGCCAGCGTCCGCGACCACATCCGCTACAACCGCGCCAGGGCCGGTCTGAAGGCAGGCCAGCATCTCCCCGGCCGCATCTACCCCTGCACCCAGGCCGAGATTGACGACGCCCTGTCGTGGCTCGACGGCCTGGATGACGAGGCGATCCTGGCCCGTGAGTACGCCGCACGCGCCGCCGCAGGCGAGAGGACCATCGAGAAGGCCATGAGCGCCCCGGTGGTCCTGTCCTGGCACATGAGCGCCGACAACGGCAACAAGGCGCTCGCGGCGGCCCGTGGCAAGTCCTGGCTGGCCTGCTGGGCTCTGTCCCTGGTGCCTGTCAGCCCCAAGCCCGTGAAGGCTCGCAAGGCCGCTGCCGACACCGAGCCCAGGGTGGTCGGCTGACCCCATTTCGTTACGGCTGATTAGAGCCAGGGCTTGACGCCCTGGGCTCCAGCCGACGAGAATCCCCACTCCACCACGTCACCCAGGAGATCACCATGCGCTCCCCCCGAGTCCCCCACATCGATGAAGGCTGGTCCTTCACCACTCGCGGCGACATCGTCGTCGTCGGCACCAACCCCGAGATGGCCGATGTCGACAACCCTCGCGGCTACCGCTACGGCGTCCGCTGGCACGTCGTCGCCTCCAACGAGCATGGCGACACCAAGGAGCTTGCGGTGGTCTCCTCGACCGTCAACGCCGACACCCAGGCCGTCGCCGAGGCGCTGGCGACCCGCCTGGGAGCCCGCCTGCTGAACCTGGGCAAGCTCCCCGTGGGCTTCACCTACTGGACCGACGGCCGCCCGGTCTACGGCTCCGACGCCTACGTCGAGTACGGGCAGGCCGACGATCTGGCCCTGGAGCGCCGCGAGGCCGATGACGAGAGGATGGGGCTGTGACCATCACCATCGACTCCTACTTCCTCGGCGGCCTGATCTTCTGGGGGCTCGTCTACGCCGCCCTCTCGCTGCTCGTCGCCTGGGCTTCGTCACTCTGGGAGCAATCATGAACGGCTGGCTCTGGGTCATCCTCTCGGCCATCGCCGTGCCCTGCCTCGTCGGTGCCATCACCTTCATCCCCGACTGGGAGCGCCGCCGCCGGATGCGCGAGTGGGACGCCTGGGCGGCCCGCGAGAAGGCCAAGCACCTCGCCTCGATGAAGGCCAAGGCCGAGGTCGGCGACTTCGACTGGGACTACGCCAAGAAGGGCAGGCGGCTGTGATGCGGCCCCTGGCCGTCACGGTCCTGTACGTCGGGGCCGCCCTCCTCGTCCTGCTCGGTTTCGTTCTGGCGGTCGGCTTCGCCCTCTACGGCCTTGTCGACCTCGCCGTCAGCATCTCGTCACTCTGGAGCAAGCCATGACCACCATCGACCAAGACAACCTGATCAACTACCGCTTCAGCCGCAGGCTGGGCGAGCAGTACCCCGATGCCCACTACGCCAACCCCATCGAGGGTCCGACCGGGGGCGGCCTGCGCTTCGCCCGGCTGACCTTCTGGGGTCTCTGGCTGGGGCTCGTCCTGGCCGTCGGAGCCACCCTGGCGGCCCTGGCCTTCGGAGCCTGAGGCTCCCATTTCGTTACGGAGAATTATCACCATGCACCTGAAGCACAACCCCGACGGGACCTTCACCACCGTCTTCGGTGGGCGCGACGTTTACACGGGCGTCAAGCAGACGGCCGAGCGGCTGGGCCGCGAGCTTGAGTGGGGCGAACGCTGCCCCGTCTGCCTCGCCCGTGCCGACTGCTCGACCGAGCCCCACTGCCCGGCGGCCCAGCCGACGAACGGTCGACACAAGGCTGTAGCCTAGGGCTTAGAATCGTGCTTGCCAATCCCGGCATCAGGAGAACCCCATGAGCTTCAACCCCGCCAACTTCGCCACCGCCGCCTCTGTCCAAGCCTCGGACGTGGCCCAGCCCGCCCAGGTCGCCACCACCGTGACGGCCCAGGCTCTACGGGAGGCCGGCGCTCGCTGGCTGAAGCGCCACGATCAGTTCGCCGACGGCAAGGCCGACACCTGCTTCGACATGGCCGACAAGCTCGACCGCTTCGGCTCGTTCGTCAGCGACAAGCAGGCAGGCTACGCCGCCAAGCTGATCGAGTGGTCGCAGCCCAAGCCCTACTCGGCCGTGATCGAGGCCACCGTGCGCCCGCCGACGATGATCCACGCCACGGCCACCACCCCCGCCGTCGACCTCCGCAAGGTCGCCGCCGCCCCGGTCGCCCCGGCCCCCCGGCTGGTCCTGCCCAAGCTCATCGACCTGATGCAGCGCCTCGCCAAGCTCCGCATCGGCGACCTGACCATCAGCCGCAAGAACGGCGAAGCCTACTGCTGGATCAAGCACTCGGCCTGCGACCGTGTCGTCGGCAAGATCGAGGGCAACGGCACCTTCGCCCTGTTCTCCCGCCCCGGCGTCAATCAGGCCGACCTCCTGGCCGCCCTGCTCGACATCGAGAAGGACCCCGAGGCCGCCGCCGTCCTGCACGGCAAGCTTTCGGGCAACTGCTCGGTCTGCGGCCGCGACCTGACGGACCCGGAGTCTGTAGCCCGGGGCATCGGCCCGATCTGCGCGGGCAAGTTCTGACCACCCACCCGGCCCCTTCGGGGGCCACCCAGGAGCCACCACCATGCCCAGTCAATCGAAGGCGCTGAAGAACTACAAGGCCGTCTGCAAGCGCCGCCAGGAGAACCTGCTCGACCCCAACTGGGGCGGCAGCGCCGAGGCGCGCTGCTTCCCCCGCTGGGAGCCCGGCATGACCACTGCCGAGTACCTGCGGCGGTACCAGAACCTGTGCCACACCCTCCCCGT